TTAGGGCTAATTTAACCAGCACTGACAGTCAAGAAACGCCAGCCATATCAGAACTAACTGCCGAAATCAGATTGCCAACGCGCACAGAAAGCGATAATGATATTCAAAGCGGAACTGGTGGAAAAGCAATCACGTTCACAAATGCCTTTAAAGCATTGCGTGCAGTGTCAGTTTCGGTTGGGGATATGCAATCTGGCGATTATTATGGTATAACCAATAAATCAGCAACGGGTTTCACGATCACGTTTTATAATAGCAGCAACGTGGCGGTGGATCGCTTGTTTGATTATGTTGCAACGGGGTTTTAAATGGCACAGCACGATTATGTAATTGCAAACCAGACTTTTCCAGCAACGCGCACAGATATAAATAATGCGCTTGGGGCGGTTGTTAGTACAAACGCAGGGGCTAGTGCGCCAAGCACGACATATGCTTATCAACTTTGGTATGACACCGGCAACGACAATTTAAAAATGCGTAATGCCGACAATGACGCTTGGATCACTTTGTTTTTGTTTGATCAAACTGCGGATACGGCAGAAACGGCGGCTGGCGGCGGGGCTGGATATTTCCAAGGCGAAAACGGTGCGACCGGCGACACGACCAATGGCAAGGGTGACATTTTCCGCGTTCACGAACAGGAATTAAACACTGATGTAACAATAGCCGCAGCCGATAATTCGCTTTGTGCGGGGCCGCTAACTATAGGCTCATCAACAACGCTGACAGTCAGTGGAAATCTAACGGTGGTATAAATGGCTAGTATTCTTAATGTAGACCAGATAAACAACGCGGCGGGAACGTCTGCTGTTACGATTGACAGCAGCGGTAATGTGCAGATTGCGGGTCACGTTGTGCAAGTTGTAAATGTTACTTATAACACAGGTGTTACTATAGCTTCCACAGGTGCTGCTATCGAAACAGGCTTAGCTGCGACAATAACCCCTAAATTTAGTACGAGTAAAATTCTAATTTTAGCCAACCAAAACATCCAAGTTAGTGGGGCGAATTATGCTCAAGTAGTTTTGAGAAAAGGCACAATAGCAAGCAATACAATTCTGGCGATTATGTCTTCTCCAGAGGGTTACACTAATTCAACAGACGAATCTGTTAACACTATTCCAATGTGCTATGAAGATAGCCCTGCAACAAACTCTGCAACCAGATACTTTTGTTCAATGGAGCTATTGACTGGCGGTTCAGCGTACGCTCAAACTTCTAGTAATGGTACTTCGGTTAGCACAATGACCCTAATGGAGATTGCACAATGAGTACGCTCTATGTTGATACAGTCACCGAAAAGACCAGCGGCAACGGTGTGCAAATTGCGGGTCACGTTGTGCAAGTCAAGTCTTTGGGAATAACAACAGGTGCTTCAGCTTCTACAAGTTCGTTTACAAACTTAACTTCAGAAAACATAACTATAACCCCCCTTAATGCTAACAGTAAAATACTTGTACTGCTTCACGTTGAGGTTGCAAACTCAGGCGGGGCAAATAACGACAACGAAAATGCGTATAGAATTGTGCGAGATATAAGCGGCGGTTCTTCTGATGTGCAAATCCAGCTAAACCACCATAGAACTTATGATTATGGTGCAAGCGGTGTTTATCAACATACTAGCGGAAACTGGATGGTTTTAGACAGTCCTTCGACCGCATCTCAGATAACATATAAATTACAAGGCAAAGTAGTCACCAATGCTAATGCGGAGATTTTAAGCATACCTAGTGCGGGTGATTGTTGGACAGTAATGGAGATTGCCCAATGACGAGTATTCTAAAGGTCAATCAAATCCAGAACACGGCGGGTACTACTGCACTAGAGATTGATAGCAGTGGGCGTATTTTGACACCAGCTAGACCAGCGTTTCGTGTTCACGGAACATCGACAACGTGGACAAACTTTGTTTCTAATACAAAACTTAGTTTGTTGACTTCAGTTGATTACAACATTGGTAATTATTACAACACTACAAACCACGAATTTGTAGCACCCATTAATGGTTTGTATCATTTCTTTGGTCGTCTTTATGTTAATAACACCACCAACTTTTCTGATTTTTTTATTAGTATAGATGACGGTTCGTTGGATGCTTCTCTTTATTGGCACTCCAGCGAAGATGCCACTATAGACCAGTCACAAACTTTTAGTGAAGTTATACAACTTACCGCAAATCAGACAGTCTCTATTAAAGGAAATTCTGGCGCATATTTTCCAAATTATAGTGGTTTTGGCGGTTATTTATTAGGATAGGAGACAGATATGGCATCAATATCAGAAGCCTTAACCGAATTAGGCATCACCGAATGGGTGTTGCGCGGCGAACCCACCACTGAGGCTGAGTTTAACGAGATGTTTCGCAAGGTCACTGGCGCAGACGCTAATGGTTCAGCTATTGAAAGCAGCAACCCAAGTGAATGGGGAACTGATTGGTCAGCCGTCAGCGCAAAGCAAGCAGAACTAGCCGCAGCGGAGCCTATGAAATTGTTGCGTGCAGAACGTGACCGCTTGATTGCATCGACTGACTGGTGGGCATCTAGCGATCTTACAATGACCGAAGCACAAACTGCGTATAGGCAAGCGTTGCGTGACATTACAGCAAGCGCAACATCATTAGACGATGTGTCTTGGCCGACAAAACCATAGGTGATCTATGAACGAAGAAACAAAGGTCGTTGTTGATGTTGTCGCTGGCAGCGTAACCGTCACGGCAATGATGGATATTGTGCCGGAAGCAACTGCCTTGCTAAGTTTGGCTTGGGTCTGTGTCAGGTTGTGGGAAACTGAGACCGTCAAGTTTTTGACTGGCCGAAAAGACGATGTTTAAAGCAATCGTTTTGGCTTGCGTAATAGGCGCACCGACTGATTGCACAGAATATCATTCATTTATTTACAGTGAAACGCGGGAAGCTTGCCGATCCCGCGCTATGATTATGGCAAAGGACATTGGGAGCATTGCTAACTTGATGCCGATGAAGTGGCGGTGTCAGCCTTTAAAAAAGGGGCAGCTTACCAATGGAACCAGTTTCGACCGTTTTGACGGGCATCGCGCTTCTTAAAAGCAGCGTTGATTTCATAAAAAGCAACATATCCACAGCACAAGATATCGGGCAAATCGCCGGTCAGATTGATGCGATGTTTACCGGCCAAAAGCAAGTTCAAGAGGCAAGCAATAAAAAGACAGGTATGGGTCTGGCTGACCAATTTGGCGTGCAGTCGGTTGCAAAGGAAATGATTGACGCAAAGCTGGCAGCGGAACAGGTTGCCGAAGTCGCGCGGATGCTTGACTTCAGATTTGGTCACGGCACTTGGGCATCTATACTGGCAGAACGGCAAAAGCGTATCCAGCAAGCCAAAGAAGCGCGTGCAGCGCAGCGAAAGATAGAACGCGAACGCCAGCAAGAGATGTTTGAAAATTTCAAAATAGGGGCTATTGCTGTCGGGCTGGTTGTGGTTATCATTGGGCTGTTTATCGGCGTATTAACAGCAACGGCTGGTGTCATTGTTAAATAGTGCAACTGCAACGGGATTGATGGGGGAACACATTGCTTTGTCTGCGATATTGTCTATGGGCTGGAAAGCAACGCATTGCCCAATGGATAAAATTGATGCGCTGGCATTCCTTGACCAGACTTTTTTACGCATACAAGTCAAGACTGCTAGTCTATTGGGTAATAAAGATGGTCGATCTGCGCGTCACCATTTCCAGCTTGGTCACGGCTGCAAAACGAAACATTTGCCAAAGAAAGAAGATTATGATGTTTTGTGCCTTGTTTCACCCGATGCCAGACGGTGCTTGTTCTTGCCGGTTACGTCAGTACGGCAATACAGTATGCGCTTGCCGGAAACGCGTTTCACAAAAGATGCGGAACGTGATAGCTGGGATAAAACGCTGGCTGTTATTCTGGAGATGAGAAAATGAATATGGATCAACTGCGCGAAGAAATTGCCAGCGATGAGGGCGTCCGGCTGGATATATACCTTGATCATCTTGGGCTTTGCTCAACGGGCATAGGTCACTTGATAACCGAAAATGATCCCGAATTTGGCAGACCAGTCGGCACGCAGATCACACCGGAACGCTGTCGCCAGTTATTTGCGCTTGATATTGCTGTTACAGTTGAAGATTGCCACGCATTGTTTGAAAACTGGAATGATCTACCGGAAGAATGTCAACTAATATTGGCAAATATGGCGTTCAACTTGGGTCGCAGCCGGTTGGGTCGTTTCCTCAAGCTGCGTGCAGCCATAGCTAATTATGATTATGATGAAGCTGCTACGCAGATGGCCGACAGCAAAT